TAAGACACAATCACAAATTGTTTCTGAACAAGGTGGTGATTTTGAAGAGTTAATTACTGCAAGAAAGACAGAAGTTGAGCAGGTAGAACAGTTAGGATTAAAGTTCGATACTGATAGTGTTGCCGTTAATCAACAATTAACTACTAAAGTAGATGGAAACAACAACAACGCCAATGGAGGACAAACGTGATTTAGAAGGTCAAATTCAACGCCGTTCAGAACTTACTGATTTTGTTATTAGTGAAGATGAACGCACAATTGAATTTCCCTTCAGTTCCGAATTACCTGTTAGTCGTGGGTATTTAGGAAACGAAATTCTTGATCACAGAGAAGAGTCTATTGACTTTTCACGTCTAAATTCATCTGCACCTCTTTTACTAAATCACGACACCTCCAAAGTTATAGGTGTTGTAGAAAGAGGTTGGTTGGATAAAGATAAGAAAAGAGGTATGGCTTCAGTTCGCTTTGCTCGCAATGCGTTAGGCAAAGAAACACTTGATATGGTCAAGGATAAAATCTATCGCAATGTATCGGTTGGATACAGCGTTAGTGACACAGAAGAAGGAGACAACTCATATCGTGTTACTTCATGGTCTCCCCATGAAGTTTCCATTGTGAGTGTTCCTGCTGACCCAACCGTAGGTGTTGGCAGATCTATTGCTAATGAAAGTGTTATTGCTACGCAAGAACAACCTACAATTAGTGATGAAGAACGTGCTTCTGCACCAACTCCAGCGGCTCCAGTCGCACCCCCTCAACCTCAACCTCAACAAGAGATGACAACAACTCCTGATTTAGACCAGGTGCGTTCAAAGGCCGCTGAAGAAGCAGCCAAGACAGAACGCTCTCGGATTGCAACTATTACTGCTTTAACTTCTAAGCATGGCTTTGAAGATTTAGGTCGTCAATTAGTAGAAAACGGAAGCACTATTGATGTTGCTCGTGAAGCTGTTTTAGACAAGATTGGTCAACAGCCAGTTCCTACTGTTTCACCAGTAGAGCTAAACGATAAAGAACAGCGTGATTATCGAATTTCTGCTGGTATCCGTTCTTTATTAACAGGTGACTGGTCATCTAAAGATGCTGGTTATGTACGTGAACTTTCACAAGAAGTAGAAAACAAAGGGCATAGACGTTCTACAGAGAAAAGTTTCTTTGTTCCTTATACAGCGTTATCAGAACGTGCTACTTATGTTACTTCGACTGCAAATGTCGGTGGAAACATTGTTGCGACTGAGTTATTAGCTGGTGACTTCATTGAAGCACTAAGAAATCAGTCAGTCATGCTAGAAGCTGGTGTTCGCACCATGAATGGTCTAGTAGGAGACATTGCTATCCCACGCCGCAGCGGAGTAGGCAGTACTTATTGGTTAAGCTCAGAAACTACAGCTATTACGTTCTCAAACAGCACCTTTGATCAGGTAGCGATGAGTCCTAAGAACTTAGCTGCTATTCAGAAGCACTCAAGACAGGTTTTATTACAGGGAACACCTGGTATTGAGCAGTTGATCAGAGATGACCTAAGAGATGGTCTTCAGTTGGCAATGGACCTAGCGATTCTTAATGGATCTGGTTCCTCTGGTCAGCCAACAGGAATCATGCAAACTTCCGGCATTGGTTCTGTTGCTATGGGTACTAACGGTGGTGCTGTAACTCTTGAGAAGATTGTTGACCTAGAAACAGCCGTTATGGAAGATAACGGTAGTGTTAATACTTCTGGAATTAGGTATGTTACCAATCCAAAAGTGATGGGAGGTTTGAAAAAACTCAGAGCCGGAGGATCTAGTGCTACAGATGGTAGTTTCCTCTATAACACTGATCTATCTGCTATTGGTCGTGGTGGTACTCCTGCTGTTCTTAATGGCTACGGTGTACTTACCTCTAACCAGGTTCCATCTAACCTAACTAAAGGTTCAACAAGTGGATCATGTTCTGCCATTGTCTTTGGTGATTACTCACAGGCCATAGTTGGTTTTTGGGGCGGCGGTTTAGAAATTACTGTCGGGGAGGACCAAGATGACTTTAGCAAGGCATTAACTTCAATTCGTGGAATAATGACACTTGATGTTGCTGTAAGACATCCTGAATCATTCGCTGCAATTTTAGACGTGACTACATAGTCATAGAGGGGGCTTCGGCCCCCTTTTCTTTTTAATTTTATCTTATGAAAATTAAACTTTTATCCAGCAAAGTTGCTAGTGGTCAAGCTTTAGAAGCAGGTAAAACTTACGATGTTTCTGACGCTGACGCAAAATTATTTCTTTCTAAAGGTTGGGCTATAGAAGCCAAAGATGCTCCACCAAAACCAAAAGCCGTAAAGAAGCCTAAGACTGATGCCTCTGAGTGATGACAATTCTGTTTTTGTAGGTGGTGAATTTGGAGTTAGTTGTACTTCAGGTTCTACAACTGCTAATGGAATATTGTCTCAGCCTAGTGAAGTTGTTTTAGATGGAATGGTGTTGTTTAGCGATTACACGCTGCAAGCAAAGGCCAGTGATTTTGGAACATTAGTTGCTAATGATTCAATTACGGTTGATTCTGTTGCTTATACAGTTCGTGAAACTCGCTTTTCAACAGATGGTCAAATAGTTACCATTGCTATTCAAAAGACATGACTACAAAGTGTGAAAATATCCTGGCCCGAATTGTTACTAATCTTGCTGGCACTACTGGGGTTTCGAGTCGCATTTATCGTTCTAGGGTGGTTCCGCTTACCCGTAACGAGTTCCCTGCCTTAGTTATAGAGCCGATTTCAAATTCCTGTACTCAGGCAACAAGTCTTCCAACTCTTGATTGGACGATGCAGGTTCGAGTTGTTGTTTTAGTAAAAGGTACGACTACTACAAGCCCTGATCAAGCTGCTGATTCAATTATTGAATCTATGTTTGCAAAAATGACTGCTGATTTAACGCTAAATGGTAATGCAATAGATGTTCAACCAAATGGAACAGATTTCATAATGAGCGATGCAGATCAACCAACAGGAGCAATTAGTACTAACTGGACAATTCAATATCGAACACAAGTTGACGATTTAACTCAGTAAGTATTGTTATTACGCATCAATAACCTACTAAGATAGCGATATATGACTTGGCTGTATTTGAGCAATGGCAAAACTCTCTCGTAAGAAGACTCTTTTAATTAAGAAAGAGACAAGCTACGGAAGCACAAGCACCCCTACTGGCTCTGCTAATGCTGTCTTAGTTAGAGATTTAACAGTTGAACCTGTTGTTAGTGACGAGGTCAGTAGAGACTTGATCAGGGGCTATTTAGGTAATCAAGAAGTTTTATTAGCTAACACAAGAGTTAATGTCAGCTTTGACGTAGAGATGGCAGGTAGTGGGGCTGTAGGTACTCCGCCAAAATATTCTGATGCCTTACTTGCATGTGGCCTTGCTTTAACAACGGTTTCAAGTACTTCAAATTCCTATGCCCCAGTAAGTAGCAGTTTTGATAGCGTTACGATTAAATACAACACTGATGGAGTCAATCACACAATTTTGGGAGCAAGAGGAACATTTTCAATTAATTGTGAGGTTGGTCAGATTCCAGTAATTTCATTCCAATTTACGGGTTTATATTCTGCTCCAACTGATACAGCGTTACCAACAGCAACTTATAGCAACCAAGCTGATCCAGTTATCTTTAAGAACGGCAATACATCTAGTTTCCAGTTATTTGGTTATGCAGGTGCTTTGCAATCCTGGTCATTTGATATGAACAATGAGATTGTTTATAGAGAACTCGTAGGAGGAACAAAAGAAGCACTCATAACTGGACGGACACCTTCTGGTACTGCTGTTGTAGAAGCTGTCGCTCTTTCTGCTCATAACTTCTTTACTGACGCTACAGGTTCAGCTACAGGTACTAACACTTGGAGTCATTCAGGTGGAGCCGGAAATATCTGTACTGTAAGTTGCCCTCAGTCAGACTTAAGTGCTCCAGCCTATGACGATTCCGATGGGATTGTGATGTTAAATCTACCTTTCATGGCTACTCCAAATAACGGTAATGATGAGTTTTCATTGGTATTTACTTAAGTTAAGCGTTATTGTTGCGTAAAGATATACTTTTTTAATGGCATTAGTGAAGAAGAAGGTCAATTTAATCAAATGGCCTATCACGATTACTTCACCTTCTGATGGTGGTAAATGGGTTGATGAATCATTTATCGGAATATTTAAAAAGATTGGATTAACCAAATTAAATGAGTTAGCAGAACAAGGTGATCCAAAACTTGTTAAGTCTGTTATGGAAGGTTGGGAAGAGATTAAAGATGAAGATGGGAATGAAGTTTCATTTAGCAAAAAAGAACTTGATAGCTTTTTAGATGATCCACATTTTTTAAGAGCAACAGTTCAAGCTGTTCTTGAGATGACTCAGGAAGCTCCCTCAAAAAACTAATAGAGGCCACTGAGTATTGGCTAGGCAGTGGTCAGGAAATAGATGAATCCTATGAAGATGCAATTGCACTAGGGATTGTTGGTATGCCAAAGAAAGAGAAGCCAAAGGATTTTATTGTTTGGGAAGAGAACTGGGAGATTGTAATGATGTTTTTACGACTACAAACTCAATGGAATGTCTCAATGTCAGGAGTAATTGGATTGAAATATGAGGTCTTAGAGTGGTTTTGCCGTCTATACTTAGTTGACGATGCTAGAGCCATGTTGGAAGGTATTCAAACAATGGAAAGAACAGCATTAAAGGTACTTAACGAGAAGGATAAATAATGGCTGATGCTGCTACCACCTTTAAGATTAAGGCGTTAATTGATGGCCTTGATAAAGTCCAAGGTTTAAAAAAAGCTGTTCAGTCGTTACAAACTCAAGCAAGACCAGCGGCACAAGAGATTGGAAGAGTAAGACGGGCGGCTAATGCTTTAGGTCAATCTTCTAATGCAAGTGCAAATGATATAAGAAAGCAAATAACAGCGTTAGAACAATTACGAAATCAAGTAGCAATCAATAGTCGTGCTTATAGGCAGTTTGGTAATGACATAGATATTGCCAGATCAAAGTTAGCTTCATTCAATGTTACTGCTAAAAAAAGTGGTGGTTTCATGGCTGGTGCGAAAGCTGCTGCACCAACGGCTCTTAGTGCTGCAAGTGCATCTTTCCTTCCTGCATCCGCACAGTTTGGTGCATTAGCTGGTTTTACTGCTGGTGGCTTGCCTGGGGCTTTGGCTGGTGGTGCTATTGGTTTAGGGGTCGCTGGTGCTGTTGGCTTGGCACAACAAGCTGGTGATGCTGCTAAATATGCAGCTTCAATTAGTCGTCTAGAAATTGCTTTAAAAGCTGTCACTAAAACTTCTGAAGGATATGCACAGGCTCAACGAGTAATAAGGACAGTTACCGATGAATTGAATGTTCCTATTGAGGTATCTACAAAACAATTTACAACTTTATCAGCATCAGTTCTTGGTGCTGGTGGATCAGTTGAAGATGCTGAAAAAGTATTTAGAGGTGTTAGTGAGGCTATTAAAGCAACAGGTGGAGATGCTCAAGATATTCAATCTGCAATTAGAGCTATGAGTCAGATATTTGGTAAAGGTAAGGTGTCAGCCGAAGAGTTGCAGGGTCAGCTTGGTGAACGACTACCTGGTGCAGTTGTTAAATTTGCTAACGCTACTGGTCGTACTCTTCCAGAACTACAAAAAGACTTAAGAGATGGAACTGTTGGCCTTAATGATGTAATGAAATTTGTTGTCAAATTAAGCAATGATCATCGTCAAGCTGCTTTGGATATGGCTGGTTCTACAGAAGAAGCTGGTCAGAGAATGGATGTTGCTTTAAAAGATTTAAAACGTAGTTTTGGTGAGTTTTTTCAACCAATTGGTGCTGGCTTTCAAAATATTATTGCTGATATGGCAAACATGTTAAATGCTGCAATAAAAACAGATCAATTATTAAAGCAATTGGACATGAAAGGTGGATTTAATGAGAGGAGGCAAGAACTTGTTGATCAGTCTCATCGAATGGCAGAAGCTATTTTTAAAGCAAATGAATCTATGGGCGTTGAAACTAAACAAACATATTCACAAATAAGAAATGAGATTTTTAAGGAGTTATTGTTTTTAGAAGCTGATGCTAAAGGATTAAAAATAAAACCAGAAGACTTGCTAGGTACAAAAGAAGAATGGAATGTTGCGGGTGGAAATGCTTCTAATGCTGTTAAAAATTATGCTGAAAATATAAAAACAGCAATGGAAGAAATTAAAGATGCAACCCAAAGAATATTTAAAAAAATGGAAGATCAATTAGTTCAATTTATAACTAAAGGGAAGTTAAATTTCCAAGAATTTGCAAGCTCAATTATTGAAGAAATGACCAGAGTTTTTGTCCGTACACAAATAATGAAACCATTTACTACATGGTTTGAAGGTCTTAATTTCTTTGGTAATGCAAAAGGTAATGTTTACGCTCAAAACGGTATTGTTCCTTTTGCTAAAGGCGGTGTAGTTGATAAGCCAACTTTATTTCCCTTCGCTAAAGGTGCTGGCCTTATGGGTGAAGCTGGCCCAGAAGCCATTATGCCTCTCAAGAGATCTCAAGATGGTCGTTTAGGTGTAGAAGCTGCAATGGGTCGCTACTCAGCTTCAGGTGGTACTACAACTGTTAATTACACAGGTCCAGTAATGAGTTTCAATGGTGATGATTATGTCCCTAGATCTTCTGTAGAAGACATCATTAACGCCGCTGCTAATAGAGGTGCTTCTATTGGTGAAGCTCGTACACTTTCATCTCTTAGAAATTCTCGTAGCCGTAGGTCTAATTTAGGATTATGAGCCTTGTTGCTTTAACTAATTTTATAACCATTACCAAGCCAAATGGTTCTGTTTCTTTTACTCCTACAAAGTTTCAAAATGGTAAATACGATGAAATAGTTGATGGTCATAGTTATTTATCTTTTTTATATCAAGGTGCAACTCGGAGTCGTTCAGGAGACAATTTAGAGTCTTCTTTAATCTTGGCTAACAATGCAATCAGTATGAATTATGCACAACAGGCAGTTGTTAATAAATATCACATCAAAGTAGAAACTTATTTAATGACAGAATCTTTTGCCAAGAAAAACACAACACCAATTACAAGTGAAGAATGGTTAGCAGCTTCTTTAAGTTACGACCCTGAAACTGTTGAAGTCTTGCTTAGTTCTAGCCTTGATGCTGTAGGGGCTAATGCACCTAATAGAGTATTAACAAGGCGAATGGTCGGAGAATTACCAGTAACAGGACAAATACAAGCACGTTGAGGCCAGATCAATTAATTGGTCTTCCTTATCGTTTAGGGGCTGATCCTGAAAGACATGGGGCTGGTGACTGCTTATCTATATGTCGAACAGTTCTTAAATATTACGGAATTAGTTCTCCTATACCTAAGAGAAGTTGGTACAGACGACTAAAAAAAGGAGACTATTCAATCTTTAATGAAGAATTAAATAAGTGGGGAGTCAAATCACACCCTAAACTGGGTGCAATAGCCTTATGTCGTAGTAATGAGAATGGCTACGGCATGGCAGCGTTCTATGAGGAAGGATGGCTAAGTTACCGCAAAACATACGGAAACCTGGTGGTGAACTGGTGTCCCATAAACGGCCTTATGGTCGAAGGCTGTTATTACCAACGGAAATTGAACTCTGTAATGCCCTTGGATTAAGTGAAGACGAATATTGGTATTTTGAAGATAAGAGAATTACATACGATGGATCAAGGCCAAAAGGTTATGAGCTAATTCCTGATATAAGGGCTGCCGAAGTAATGGCAATCAAGATTGGTACAACAACCATTGGTGCTATTACAACCAAAATTGCTGTTGCTGCTGCTTTAACTGCTATTGGTTATTTGTTATCACCAAAGCCTAAAGCAATGAAGGCTGGTGGTTCTCAACAAACAGAAGATGCTATAGGTAATAAGAAATTTGCTCCACAGTTTTCTTTTAACTCTCTACAGGAACTTGCTGTATTAGGCAGTATCGTTCCTCTTGTTTTTGCGAATAGAAGAACAGAAGGTGGTGTTACTTATGGTGGTGTAAGGGTAAATTCACAGCTTTTATGGTCACAACTTTTAAGCCTTGGGAAGCTACAACAGCTAAAGGCAATGGCTTTATTCTCCCTTGGGAGGATTCAAGGTAAGCCAGATTATGAAGGTTATGCAGTCGGGGATATGTTGCTTAACTCCTATAACAACAGCAAAGTTGCTCTTTATTTCAGCGATGGTAGTCAGTCAAATAACAGATTAGATATTAATGATAAATATTCAGAATCAAAACTTGATGAGTCAATTTTAAGTTCAGACCCTTTTTCCATTGAAGCTCCCAGTGAATCAGGAGATCCAACAACTTCTAAAGCTACAAGTAGTACAAGAAACCCTTCTACACAAACTGTCTTTGGTCTTTACGCACCAATGCCTAATTGCAACTATTACAGGTTGCCTTATCAATTAATACGTTCACCAAGAGGGACACAAAATCCAGCAGCTAGAGACACGCTTAGAAAACGTAAGAAAGTTGAAATTGCTAAATGGCCTATTCGTGCTGGTGTTTCTACAACTACTAATGCTGGAAACTTAAACAGTGAGATTGGTTATCAAGTTTTGGGTGGCCCTAAAGAAAGTCAGATCGGTAGGCAGAATGTTTATCCCGATACTGATGAAGAGTTTGGTTACACACCTCATGGAGTAGAAGATATTGATACAGTTACAAGTTCAATACGAGAAACGATTGATGTAAATATTGCAAAAGGTGAGTCTTACATGATCGGAACAGCAGTTGCAAAGTGCTATGACATAACAGAATCAACACCTTGGAATATTGAAAAATCTAAGCATTATCACTTTAAAGTTACGGAACCTGGGAGTGTTGATGCTTTTGGTAATTTAGGTATTCATTGTGATAACCCAAGATGGGAACACGATGATAATAAAGCATGGGAAATTAATGGTAGAAAAATTTATTATCAACAAAGAGGTGTTCCACCTAATACAGAAAGTAGGCAATTATTAGATGGATATAATATATATTTAATACAACGATTAGCATTTGGTACTGTTACTAATAGCCGGAGTTGTTGGATTACAGAAATAGGTTTTAAATCAAAAGTATTCAAACAAATAAGTTTTGCAAATGTTAATAGTCAGCCTAATGAAGAAGCTTTAGATCGTGCTTGGAACGATAGAACTCAAATTCAATTAGGTCAAATGGATCTATTTGCTTCTAGGATGAGTTTCTTTAAACTACAAGTAAGAGAAGTCGGTGGTGACAGTAATTGGCTTGATTTGAATAATACTTTAGGCAACCATACTGGTTTATTTGCTGTAAGAGGTAATACACCTGAAGCTCAATATAATTCTATTTCTATTGCACATCCTGATCGTAAACAATATGAATATAGATTTAA